GACCTTGTTCCTTTAGCGTTTCAGCCACGGAGCTTCGACTATCTCCAATGTGCAATCCCCATACTTCATCTCCTTTTGTGCAAGAGGATAAAAGCATCGGCAGCAGGAGCATCATCATCACGATTAGTTTTTTCATTTGTTTAAGTTTTAGTTTAGATTATTATTGTTATTTAGTTAATGTTTAGTATCTTTGCGATATGAAAATAAGTATGACATATCATTTGCCTGATGGAGTGGATTTGTATCCTACCGCAGGAAAAGATGGGACTTTATCTAAATGTAGCGCAGATGTTTCTCTTGTCGGGGTACCGGTGGAATCGATGAGGAGGGTGTTAGCCGAACTGTCAGAGATAGTGGTCAAAGATTTCGCCCGATTGTCTACGCTATCATGCTTCAAGAGCAACGATGCTTCGGTAGACAAAGCAGTTGAGTCTTCCCTGATAGAGTTCTGCTCTATCGGCTCCGCTTGTAAGGATGCGGTATTGTCGGATTGTGTGAACCCTCTTAAAAGCCAGCCGAAATAGCCGGATAGCAGTGCTATGATTACGGCTTCTGATATTCGCGCAACGGATGACCCTATTTTGTTTTTAGCTCTTTTAGTGCGCATTTTTGCATATCCGCCTTTCGCAATAAGCTCTTCTCCATTTCGGGTTAGCCGGATTCTTATAGGCTTACGTTCTGAGTCGTAAAGCACATCCACCATCCCATCTCTTTCCAAAGAATACAGCATATTGTAAAGCCCCTCAATTTCTCCATGAGGCTTACATGCCTTTATCTCGGCGAGTATTCTGTCCTTCTCCCTTGCTGTGTTCATTGTTTGGTTGTATTATCCTCTACCACGTCCCCGCTCGCCTCGGCTCCCTTGCGGGCGACGGAGGCGGCTATCGTAATTGACTTTTGATTTGGGTTAATGCTGGATACACAATCCTTGACACATTGCGTTATAAATTATCTATTAGTTTTGAAAGCATTTTGTCTCGCTCTTCTATAAGGTTGAGAAGTCTTGAAATCTGAGTGTCCTTATGTCGAATAATTTGAATAAGCTTATCGTTTTTTAATTCAACTTTTGAATCTTTTGTGGACGATAATTGTTTTACTCGCTCCATATTACCTCTCCCTGTATGTAGCCATGCTGGGTTCAATCTTGGATAAGCAGAACATATTCTATGTACAATCATTTCTCGACCAGTTGAAACGGTATATATATCAGTCTCTTTAATTCCGCACGAAAAAGCAAAATCTGAAACGCTTAATCCAATGTATTTTATAAAAAACATTAACCGCTCACAAATTATATTAGATTTGTCCATATTTGATTTCATAGTTCAAGTAGTTTGTTGGTGAGTTGCTCAATCCTTGCGCCGTAGTCGTTATTGTCGTTCATTTCTTCTTGCCTTTCTTATTTTAAGGATGACTAATCACCTCCGTTATTTTTATCTGTTTGATTTCGTCTTGCTTTTTTCAGCGTCTTCGCAATCTGCTCGGCTAATGACTATGAGTTAAGGAATTTTGGGAGTAGTTTTGTCGAAATACGAATCCAACTTTCAAATACTTGTGAAGATAGAGGAGAACCATCACGGGTTGTCATTATGGGAGGATTGATGCTTTGTGCTTCCTTAAAAATAGAGAATATGTCGCTCGTCGAGACACCATGTCTGACGCATCGCATAGCCCATCTAAATCCGTAACTCCTCAACGCCCAATTAGCCGTCATTTTATCGCTTGCTGATAGTATCTCGCTGTTCCACATACTTTTCGTCCCGTATGCTTCGCCAAACGCTGACCAACTATGTACCATTTCTCCAATCCCCAACTCTAACCATTCTCGATTAAGATTGGGATAATTTTGACAAATAGTAGAAATAGCAATATGCCTCGATTGATACAACAACATTCTCATCGTGTCTCTTTCTATTTTTGACATACAAGCCCTAATATAGCCTCGATATATTTCGTATCGTTCAAAAATCTCCTTGTCTATTTTTTCTTTAGACATATTCAATCGAAGCATAATTTGAATTTCATTTTCTCTAAAATTCTCGTCAATCTCACCAAAACGATTCATCGGTATTCCCAACATACTCCCAAATCCAAACCTTAGCCACTGAGGGTTCAGTTCTGGATATACTCCCAAAATTTTGTTCAACTCTGGAGATTCTGGGGCTAACTCTCCGTTCAGAATATATTCTGCCGATACTTGACATATTTCAGAGAACATCTCTAATTCAAATCCCAAATACTTTATAAATTGAATAATTCTGTCGTTTATAGTGCTACTATCCATCTATTTCTTTTGAGCTTTAAGTTCTTTGATTCTTTCACGCAAATCTTTGACGGTTTCGCGTAAGTCCGCTATTGTTTCTTCTTGCTTCTTGTTTTCGGTAGTCAGAGAATCTACTTTTATTGTCAGCACCTCTATCTTGTGCAGGTCATTGGGACTATGCACATCAACATCTATCTTTTCTTCTTCAACTTTCTCAACCTTTTCTGAATCGTGATAATTAACATTGCCCACGACCTTGCCAGGCGAATTAGGGGCATGAGTATCAACATCATCTCCCTTGGATATTTCACCCACAATCATATCTCCCACGCCTGTCAAAAGCCAATTTCCATCTATACCAAGAGTATCCGTAATGGATAACGCAAGTTCCATTGATGGTTTTGTCGCTTTCTTGTCGCTAAAGTAATTTGACAGTGTTGTAGGCTTTATTTTCACCGCTCTCGCAAAAGCGGCTTGATTCCCATTAAAGAGTTTGTCTATAATCAGTTGCAGCCTTTTAAAGAAATCATCCATAAATAATAAATGTTAATATAGTGTTAAAAAATACTATATATAGGATATATTCAAAATATAGTATTATCTTTGCACTCGTAATCAAACAAACAACGAAAGATGAAACTACACGCAGAGGTTGGGTTTAATAGCCCAAGACAAGCTCCTAAAATAGGTTTGCTGGATTATAAACACAACGTGACAGCAAATGAGGGTTTCGCCATTTCCGATTTCGAGAAGCAGTCATACGCATTGAGAATCATTAATGAGGAATTTAAGGCAGCTGTTCAGAAAGTAAATGACCGTCTTAAAGCGGAAGGGTATGATGAGAACAGTTTCCGCAAAATCCTACCCGGATGCGACGAGTATGGAAATGTGATAGACGTGATGGAGAAGACGGTCTGTTAGTCTTATCTCAGCCCCTTTTCGCAATACTCCTCGTCAATCTCATCGGCACGCCGCCGAAGTCCATCAACATCAAAAAATTCAATGTGTCCGCATTTTGAGCAAGTGACTGAAAGGACATCGGTATCTCCAACGACACAGTAATGAGGTTCTGAAATCAATTCTTGACGACCGCAAAATGCGCAAGGGCGATTGATGATGCTTGGAGCGACATCGTTCCATTCCCTTTGAGTTAGTTTATCCATAAAAACATGAATTTAAGATTAAACTTTAGGTTGGCACCACAAAGTTAATCAATTTCAATCAATCAAGCAAAAATAAAATGAGAAAATACGACCGAAATAGCCGTGCATACAAGATGCGCTCACTCGGATTGGGTGAGGAGATAGTCTTTTCTATGGACGACTATACAGCGATAAGCTCGGATTGCACCCGCTACGGCAAGATGTGGGGCAAGAAATTCACAATGAAGTCTAACAACGAGGCACGGACAGTGACCGTGACCCGCAAAGCGTAAACACAAATCATTAAACATATAGAGCCATGAGCCAAACAATGAAAGAAAACCTCGCAAGAGGCAAGAAAGGAGGTTCTCATGAACTTCTTTGACTGGTTAAACAAAGCCGTTGAAGGCGAAAGTCCCAAGCAAGAGATGCAGAGCGTCAACACAGAATCAAAAGATGTGGTGGTCGCCGAGGTTGTCAAGCCGAAATCCAAACTTTACACTGCTGAAGATGTACATCGGGATTTGACAGAAATGATGCTGTTATTCCTCACGGACATTCAGCAGGAGATTGAGTGCAAGGAAGTTCCAGCGGTCATACAAAATGATGCCGCGTTGCTATCGGAGCTCGGTTTTCCCAATTCCAAGAACACTCAGATTGTGAACGATATCAAAAAGAGCATTGCCACCCACAATAAGGCTTGCGAGGAAAAGAAATCAGCACTCGCTTTTATGGAGGAGGTGTGGCAGAAGTTCGGCAAGGAAACTATGGTTGTCCGCTACGACCACTTCTTTGAAATCCTCGAAAAGTACGACATGGTGTGCGGCTCTTTCGACCGCTACACAGGAGCAATCCCGCAGGAAGCCATCGACACCCTCAAACGTCTTTCCAAGATGATGAAACGAAAAATGTTTGACAAACGATATGGGATAAGTTTTGATTATTCCAAAAAATTTGATGTCACAAGGAATGATGGTAATATATCAGCGATTACAAGATTTTCCCGTATGCCCATGTTAGCCAGCGATGAAAGAGTTTGCAAGGAAATATGTAAAGTAACTCGCACGACAGGCTTCCCGATAAAAAATATATTTTCAGGGAATATTACTGACACGCTTTTCATCGCTGCCCCTACCGCAGACATGAAGCCGTTGCCAATAACTATTGGCTTCCCAATAGCTAAAAAAGCAGGAGAAGATGCGGTGGCTGCGGAAAGGAGAATATCGCCTGATTCTGTCAGATACGATTGGCAACGTGAATACACAAGCCGTCGCGCAATCAGAAAAGAAGAGGAGCGGTTGCAAGCTATCATAGAACAGTCCGACGTTCCACGCTACTGTAAGTGCGACTTCATCAAGACCCAACCTATACCGGAGCGCAAGGTTTACGACCCGTTCATTTGCTCGCTAACCCGCTATGGCGTTCTGATTCATGCCAAATGGGGAGCGGAAGCCGAGGATGCCACAATAAAGCGGTACGAGCAGCTGCGTGATGCGGTTATCGGGAAAGGAGGCGTGCGATGAACCCCATGCTTGCATCGAGTCTCATGCTCGCCACCATACTCATCCCGACGTTCGCGGCACTTATGTTTCACTATTGGGGTTGGCTTGGCATGACGCTTTATCTGCTTTTTGCTGGGCTGTGTCTCTATCCGTCAGTAGTCAAGTACCGCAAACTCAGAAAGGAGGGTAAGTTATGACCACCAACGACCACATAGCCGCCATCAAGGAGCATCTGAAAGCGATTGAGGCGGAGAAACAGCCAAAGCAGCCCAAGAAAGAGCCGAAGAGGTATCTGGTAGTGGAATTGCGAGGGTTTAATACCGCTCGTGATGGCAGAGATATAATTGATATATGTCATACAGCTCGCGCTGAGTTCGTTAGTGACTCGAAGATGCAGTATGTCTTGGATTCAAGAGCAAAGATGAATGAGTTTGAACGAGTTATACGTTATGGCAAAATCATCACCGTAAACGAGGAATAATCATGAAACTAAATCTGATAAAGGCGTGGAAACGCTGGCGCACCCGAAAGCAGGAGCGCAGAGACTTAGGCTGAGACTAATCAGCCTAAGTCTCGCAAAGAATACAAGCTCAATGTTGTATGACGTGCTAATTCATACTCATGTATTCTACCTCTATCTCAAATACGGCTTTGACAAGAACGGTGTGGAAGTAGGAGAGATATTCAAGCGAGTTGGAGATGAGATACCCGGTTTTAAGGTTCCTGAAAGACCGGTAAAGCCACCACGTTAACGATTCCCTCTTTTGCGATACTTCTCGTCGATTTCATCGGCATGTCGCTGAAGCACCTCGACATCAAAAAATACAAGATGCCCGCATTTGGAACAAGAAACCGACAAGGTTTCCACCTCCCCAAGAGTGGTGTAACGAGGATTGGACTGTAGCTTCTGTTCTCTGCAAAAAGGGCAGCGACAATTTACTATAAGATGTTCAAGGTCGCGCCATTGAGAATCTTCTAACTTTTTCATATTTCACTAAATTTTTTGATTAGACACCACAAAGTTAGTGAAAATCCCCCGAAGTTCAGCGTATAGCGGTGTCGCAACCGCCGGGGGAACTAAATAATAAAACAAAAGATGACTATGACTAAAACCAAGAAACTCGTCTGTGGCACTCAACGTGCCCTCGACAAGGAGATTGAAGCCCACAAGGCGAAAGGCTGGACGGTGGAGCGGACGGATAAAGTACCACGAGGCAGACTCTCCAAGCTATTCACATATCTGGCATATCTTAAACGAGAGTCGCAATGATTAACACAACCGTTTTCTGCCTCGGTGCGATAGCCGGGATGCTGTATGCATTCCTAACGTACCGATACATAAAAAGGAAAGGACGAAGAAATGGGAAAGACATATGAACGCCCTGACTTCAAGGAAAACAGCTGGTATCCCATAGGGATTGCCGCAAAAATGCTCGGCATATACCGTGGAACGCTTCTTGAAGCCGCGAAGCGGGGTAAAAGGGACAGAGGCATTGACTACAAAATCGGCAAAAACGGACGAAAGAAGTTTCTCGGCAAGGAACTCAACCGGTATTATAATGAAATGTGATAGAGTCAAGGGGATGCGAACGGGGCAGGCTTACAGTCGCGCATCGTCGGGAACACCCTTGATGACACTGCCAAAACATAAAAAGCAAAGGATGAAGATAGAGAAAAGGATATTGGCGGCAATACTCGCCATGTGTTTCGGAGTCCCCGGGATGCTCATGCTGTTCGGCGAATGCGACTCGCTTCTGCTTACCGTGCTAACCAAGTCTGCCGGGATTGCGATACTCTACGTTGCAGCCAAGCTGTGGAATGTTGTCCAGCCCGAGGACGCTGAAATAGAATAAACATGAAAGGGGAAATTATATACAATCTCAGCAACGAGGAGTACCATGACCGCAACGGCAAATATGGCGATTACATTTCAAGCTCACTCTTGAAGCTCTATGCCAAGTCGCCCGCTGCATATAAGTATGCCCTCGACCATCCGCAGGAAGAAACGGACGCGATGCGCTTCGGCTCTCTATTTCACGATTTGATGGCAAGTTTGGCTACGTATAAGGACTTCGATAACGCATATCGGTATTGGCGCGATGGTCTGGCGATATTTACTCCGCCTGTCAATGAAAGGACAGGGCAACCCTATGGCGCGACTACAAAGGCATACAAAGAGGCTTATGAGCGCTTCGCTGAGGATTGCTACGGCAAGACAATTGTCACAATGGATGAGTTGGAGCTTGCATTTGCAATGGCAGGTTCTATATACGACAACTGCGGCTCAACCTCAGAGCAAGTCCGCAAGCTGCTGAAATGGGGTACGCCGGAGGTGAGCATCTTCTATGAAACCGAGGAAGGCATCAAAATCAAGATACGACCTGACCTGCTGACAAGTGGTAAGATTGTCGATTGGAAAACGGTCAACACTGACGACCTGAGCGAAGAATCTCTTAACCGGATTATACTGCGATATGGTTACCACATTTCAGCAGCACAATATCAATGGGTGGCAAAACAAGTCCTCGGCAAATGGCTCAACTTCTACGAGGTCTTTGTCAGCAAAGTACCGCCCTACGATGCGGTGATGGTCAACATGAGTTCTATATTGGTTGACAATTACGGCGTTGAGCATTATGGCTATGGTTATTGCTACGACAGCGACGAGGATATAGTTCATCCCGGCTGTGGTGCATTGGAGTTCAAACGGCTTCGCGACCTGCACACGAAATGCACCAAAGAGAACCATTGGCCCGGCGCAGAGACGTTCATTCCCGGCGACAAATACCGCATCATGGAGATTGAGCCGCCAAGATGGTATAACAATAAATTTATTGATGAGTTATGAAACTGATAGCATTTATAGCCCCGACTCCTCAAACATACTTACCACGGGGCACACACAACGGATATGTTGCTATTCCACCTGAGCATCCGTGTTTCGAGGGTGACTACTTTGAATCTCCAGTCGCAGACTTGGAAATTCATGGCGGGATAACTTACTCCGAGCCTGTATGCTTTAGAGAAGAAACTCACATGAGTGCGCGTAAAGTAAAGCAGGAGTACATAGGCACTCGCAATCCATTGCTTGATGATGTAGAGTATGTTACAGACGAGACGGAGATACCCGACGATTGGTGGATTCTCGGCTTTGATACCTGCCATTATGGCGACAATACCTTAAAATGGAATAAAGAAAGCGTCACGCAAGAAACGCTTGAACTGAAAAGACAACTCGAAGAATTATCAAATGAATCCACAAAATAAACATTACACTCAGTGGTCGCGTAAGGATTTTGAATCGTTACCAGAGTTGGATCGCTCAGATTTTGACTACACGCAAGACATACGAGAGTTTGTGATTCTACCAACGCGCAAACGCCATGACAGTGGCTATCGCATAATGGATATTATACCTATCGTCAAAGGCGATACTCCTCTTGGTCGATTCGCCGGAATGACCGATTCAATCCAACTTGGGAGTGCTCCTTATCGGCAGTTTGCGGAATGGAAGATGGATTGCCTTAATCCAAGTGGTCTTATTCGCTTTTGGAGTATTCAAGGCACGGAATCCCGAATTAAATACCCCTACTCAACATTTGAAATCTCAGTTACTGAGTCTATAAACAAAACCAAATAACAATGGCAACAGAAACCACAACACAGCTCCCGTTGCAGGAACAGCCACAGGAGCAACCAAAGCAGGAAGCTACTACCGCCGTAGCAAAGAAAGAGAAGTTCACTCCCGAACTTTGCGCGGCAACGATCAATAAACTCCCTGCACAACTGCAAGCACTCAAAGGATGCTTTGCACAACCTTTTGATGCTTTCCGCAAGGCGTTCAAAGACCCTGCCGAAGCTGACCGCAAAATGGCTCAGGAGATTGACTTCGCAGCTCAGGCGATGATGTCAAACACCTACCTTATCAAGTGCGCCACAAGCAATCCGATGTCGCTTGTCAACGCCCTTAAAAATGTCGCGCTGACCAACTCAACCCTCAATCCTGTACTTAAACAAGGTTACCTTGTACCGTTCGGAGGCTCAATAACATTTATGCCCTCATATATGGGATTGGTAGATGTTCTTGTCAACAACGGCCTTGTGCGTAAAGTTGAAGCGCACTGTGTTTTTGAGAACGATGAGTTCTCGATTGAAATCGGCTCAAACGGGCATATTGTTCATAAGCCCGACTGTTGGGGTAAGCGTACAAAAGAAACTCTCAAAGGCGCGTATTACTATGTCGTACTCACTGATGGCACAGAGATGTTCGATACAATGAGTGTGGATGAAATTGAAGTTATCCGCAAACGCGCCCCGTCGGCAAAATCTTCCTCGCCGTGGGACACTGATTATGCTCAGATGTGCTGCAAGACGCTTGTGCGCCGCGCTTTCAAGATGGTTCCAAAAAACGGAATCTCTGAAGACAAGGTTAAAGCTCTCGAAGCCGTATTTGACTACGATGAGAAAGCCGAGCAGTCTTGGATTGCAACGCAGAAAACCGCCCCGAAGAAAGATACTTTCGACGAGGAGGAAGTAGAGTTTGAAGATTTAGATTGAACTTTAGGTTAGTTATTTTTTAATTGATTTAAAACAGTGAAAATTCACAGGATTTCCCCGTCCGAGAGGATAGGGGAATCCGCCTTTTAAAAAAATAATCTATGAAAATTCTCATTCCCGACTACTTGCTCGAGTCCTTACTCCGGCATTACAAAGCACTGGCTGACGCTTACCGTTATGACGGCAACATCAAGGCCGCCAACGCGAGCAGGATGGCCGGTAAAGAGATTCAGAAGATTGAGTCAATAATCTTAAAACAAAAGCAGAATGGATAAAGACATAAACAAACTCATGGAATACATCGTATGTCTCCTTATTGACCTCATAAAGGAAAAGGAGAAGAAAGGTATGTTGCCATTCTCAGTGAGCATGGTCGAGATTCAGAACTCGCTATTGACCGATGCAAGATCTGCAATCAACAGCCTGTGCAAACAGCGAGTCCTTACGTTTCACAAGACCCTCAATGATGTGAGGTTCGAGTTCACACCCTCTAAATAATATTTTTTGTCGGCATGGAAGATAGAAAGGAGTTTACGTTTCGCGAAAGCTGGTGGAAGGCCATAGAGAGTCTGACGAGAGGTATTCAGGGAGAAGTGCTCACAGCCGTAGTAAGGTACGGCTTATACGGAGAAACAACTGAGAACCTAAAGCCGATTGCAAGAGCCATCGTAGAGATTATCATATCGCAAATTGATGATAATCTTCATAGCCCGAGAAAAGGATGCCCTAAAGGGAAAGTGAACAATCCAGACGGACGCAGAGGGAAAAGAACTAATTCGGAATTAAATAATGCCGATTCGGAATTAAAAGAGGAATTAAATAAAACTAATTCGGAATTAATTCCGGATTTAATTAATTCCAAAGAAAAAGAAAAAAAACAAGAAAAAGAAAGTTTCCCCCCAGACCCCCTTTACAAAGAAAAAGAAATAAAAAAAGAAAAAGAAACCACCCCCAACCCCCCTGAGGGGGCTGGCGGCGGCGGTGGTTGGAGAGAAAATTTGAAAGCTTCTTTTTTTTCAAGACAATCGGCCATAGAGGGCTTCTGCATGACAAACCATACGACCGCAGAAAAGTTGCGCCGGCTCGTGGAGTCGATTTTCGATGATTGGGAACTATCCCATGAAACCGACCTCTCGGAAAGACACCTGCTGAACTCGCTGCGGAGAAAATTAAAAATCGAAAGAGATGAAACTAACAAACCTCTCAAAGACGATAGACTTACAGGACGCCGGGGCACTGAGCCGGATGTTCCGGGCCGACAAGATTATTCGGACACGCTTTAGCATCGAGATACCCGAAGCCGACATGTGCAACGCCATATACGCCGCCATGCTTGCGGAAACAGCGTCAAGGGGCCGCGAGTTTGTTCATGACCCCGACACGAAAGGTCACATTGTCAAGGCCGCGAGATGGCTCATAGACCCGAACAAGAAACCGGGACTGCTGCTGTACGGCGGAGTCGGTAACGGCAAGACCACGCTCGCAAGGGCTATCGTGAACGTAATCGAGAAGCTGATGGAGCTTGAACTCGGTTACAACAAGTTTCCCAAGATTCTCTTCCTCACGGCCAGGGACATCTGTGACCGGAGGTCAAAGAGAGACCTAAGCGATTACGACAAACTGATGACAACTGAGTATCTGGTGATAGATGACCTCGGAGTCGAGCCGGCGGAGCTGCTGCTATACGGTCAGCCGGTCACGCCTCTCATAGACTTGCTCTCCAAGCGATATGACCAGCAACTATTCACGATAGTGACCACCAATCTCGGGAAAGCCTCGCTCGAAGAGAAGTACAAGGAACGCATATACGACCGCATGTGTGAATGGCTGCAACCAATACCGTTTCTCAACGACTCTTTCCGAAGCATAAATCATGAACAGCAATGACAACACAATTTACTGACATCCTGCCACTCGTCAACCGCCCATTCGTCGATGAGATGCACCGCCGAGGACGCGAGGAAATGAACAAGCCGGAGACATTCCATAACCTCGTCGCAGTGCCGTTCTGCATAGGGGATGTGGTATGGCGAATGACCGATACCGTCACCGACATCATGACCCAGCTCAGGGTCTCGGCTCTGAAAAAGGTCTGCCGCATGATGAAAGAATACCGTATCGAGTATGAGCATTCCCTGAAATCAAAGGCGGCGATAGAGGCCGGCAGATTCAAGATCGTGAACGCATGGGGTGACAATTTCATGGATTTGACCGATGGTGACGCTCCAATGTATGCAAGGATAAATGCCGAGACCAAACGGCTTTATCCAGATCTTGACTCCGATTGGCGAATCATGATTAATGCCGCATACATCGCTTGGGTATACGCAAAAGGCTTGATAATGCACACCAACGAGCACGAGCGGAAATTCGCCAAGAATGTAGGGCTGAGGGAAGTAGGCCACATACTCCCACCCCATTTCTACGGACTCATACCGCTGCTCGAAGCGGTCTTCTGCGAGAACAAGCTGCCCGATTCATTCACTCTGCCGCTTATTGAAGAGACACGGGCATTCCTTAAAGTGCTGGCCGAGGAAGGTTCAGAACCGAAACCGCGCACCGCCTACCGTCAACGCTGCATAGCTTTCGTATGCAATGGCGGCTGCAAGGCGCAGGCTCAACCCGGCGAGAAGTTCGGCTGCTATCCCACCTCAAGATGTAAACGCATGTGCAACTATGACAAACGAGCAGGCTCAATACACAGTAACACGTGATAGTGATGATAGACGTAAAGAGACAGTTACGCCAACTTATTCCGATTATTACGGAGCAAATTATATCGGCTGGTCACGATATTGGTGAGTCCTATCTGGTCGAGAACGAGGATGGCTATACGCACCGGGTCAATGACTACCGCACCAATACTTTCAACTTCGAGCAAGATGATTGGAGCATAAGCGTGGAATACAGATGCTGCGGTATAATAGACGAGGATGAAGGTGACATGTGGTCTCCGCCTTACAGGGTTTTCTCTCGGGCTTGGGGCAATGTCACTGACTTGCTGGCAACCTATGAAGACCCGGACACGGGACAAACCTACGACCTATCCAACAAGCAGCTCCGCGAGCTTCGAGAAGAGATAGACTGCATACTCTCAGATTTAACATAACCGCATAAAACTTCAAATGAATGAAAACAAACGACCGCTCAACTGTGGAGAATGCCGGGACTTCCTCTACGAGGATTGCTCAGGGCAAGGTATCTGCACCCTCGACAACGAATTGCGCTCATGCCGCGCACGCTGTCTCTACGACCGCAAGAGACCGTCAGAAAATCTACATCTCGCTCCCGATTTCCGGTCTCCCGCTCAATTCGGTGCGCGAGAAAGCTGACCTTATCAAGGCGAGGCTGTCTCGCCAAGGCTATAACCCGGTATCGCCCTTCGATGTCTACGCCGGCAAGAATCCCACCTACGAGGATTACATATGCTGTGACCTCCGAGCCATGCTCGACTGCGATGCCATAATCTTCTGCCACGGCTGGCAGCTATCCAACGGCTGCAACATCGAGCATGATGTGGCTCTCCGCTTCAAATCATCAAAACGCAAGGAATTTAAAATATTGTACGAATAGTCATGAATATAACTGAACTTAAGAAACACGACATTGTGATAATCAGTGATGGCACGGTTATTGAACGTGCAAAGATAAAGTCAATCAACGAGGATGGCACAGTGCTGATAGAACCTCTATATGGGAAAACCCGCACTGTCACAGCCGACAAGATTGTAAAGAAAATATGTTAAAGAAAGTATGAAACTTCAACCGCTCCAAGATATTGATTATGACTACGGTCTCTTTACCCTGCCGGGTAAGACTACGCGCGAGCCTCGCTCGTCCCCATCCCGTGGCTCTATAAAGCTTATCCTGCATCACACAGACCCACAGAAATAAAAAAATGACGGCACATCCTTGTTTATGAGGGTGTGCCGTCACTATTATTGGCATAATGCCTGTCGAATCTTTAGGCATTCGGAGTGACAGGGAAGTCCGGCTTAGTGGTAATATCGTCTGCCATATATATCCAATCCGTCTTGTATTGGTCAGCAGTCACCTTAAAGAAACGATAGCTTGTGGCCGGTCCAGGCAATCCTTTCTGCGCGAGATTTACCGTTATTTCCCTTGTTATATCGGACTCGCCCGGGACTGTTATCTTCTCATTATCCCCAAATACATTCAAGTTGGTCTGCCCTGAGCCAACACTGTCAGTGGCTACTAACAAAGACATCTTGGTGAATGTGCGTTCGGTCTGGGATTCGTTATAGAAACGGATTACGAACCTCGCAGGGACAAGCGTTGTATCAGAACCGATGTAACCTTTGGCATCTATGCCTACACCTATAGGGGACACATAACCTGTCAACAATATATCCACTGGCTTGCCGACAAAGCAGATACGCGTTCCGGCATTCTCTACACCGTCAGTATCAAATGGCTGTGATGAGATAAAGATAGCCCCTTTGTATGTGCCGAGGTTAGATGTTTTCCCCAAGTTTATAACCCATCCTGCCGAGTAATCGTCCAATTCCGAAAATTTTTGGGCGGAAGTGCCGATAAACGAATAATCACCCTTTAGCATCATGACCCCCGGGTACCAATCCTTGAACTCATAGTTTGGCAAGGAAAATTCTTTCATGTTTATGGCATTCTCATCTTGCAACGGCATAATAACCGGCATGTCAAGCGACACTACTCCATTCATATCAGAGGGTATGGATGTTGGATTACGTAATGACCCAAACGGGGACGTTGCCCCATGGTCATATCCATCTAAGTCAGAGAGCCGTAAAAAATCCACATCCGCTCTCGGTGCTTCATACACCCAATCTTCCACTTCTCCATTTCTCAGGGCATCCAGCGCACTGTTCTTGCCGTTATAGATTTTGCCGGGTCGCAAGCCAAAATTGTTTATTTGGCGTTGGTTGTCCGCTATAGGGACAATAGAATTAATACGTTCCGGCTTATGACGCGCCCACTTGTTTATCTTGCCATGCTCATTGGAGCAAAGATATGCAATGTCGTACCTGCTGCCGGGTTTGGCCACTCCAAGTATCTCATACATCTTTTCAAGGCTTATGCTGTTACTCATCTTTCTATCCTCCTATCAGTTTGTTCAACTTCTTTTCCAATGCGTCCATACGTTTTCGAAGCTTCTTGTTGTCTTCTTTTAGCTGTTTGTTGTCTTCTTTCAGTCGTTTGTTGTCATTACTCAGTCGCACGATTTCCCTTGCATCCGCTATGCCTATCAACGCACCGAGCCTGCCGTAGTCGAGCGTCTTGACACCCTCATGCTCCTTGACGAGCCATGGGAGAAACCGTTGCCAATACTGCGCACTCGAACCGACCGACTCATCGCCATGGGGGTCAGACATCCAATTGTAGACGAACATGGGGGCTTTTGCTATGCGCTTAATCGGGAGGTCAAGGTTATGGATAACGTTCTTGTAAAGCATATCCGAGAGACATGTCACCCCTCCCTCGGCATAGAAGTTGCCCTTGTTGTCGAGCGTATACTTGGATTCACCTCCGAATGCGAGCTGCATCCAACTTCCATCATCGCGAAGCTCCATCGCGAAGAGCCGGTTAGTCCCGGCCATATTGGAAGTACCCTCACGATAAGCGAGAATCAGAGGAGTCTGACCGTCATTGTTGGTGATGGAAATATTCACTACGCCTTTGCCATTATTCCAAGCATTTCCATTATGCTCCGCACCGAGATACACCACCCTTGCCGGGCTTGCAGCGGTGTTAATGTCGGCAACTCCCGACATATGGCCGTCAATATTATTCGTGCCATCAGTAGTCTTTCCCCATACTGTTATTGTCTTCTCCAGCTTCTTTGCCACGGCTACGGTGGAGTCAGTGAAAGCAAATTCCCGCCATTTCGTCTTGCCATCGGCACCACCGCCACCTCGCGCAAACCAACGGTTAGACATGTAAGTGCCATAAATCTGGCAAGCCGAGCCGTATGCAGCATCGCCATAAATAAGCACACCAGCCTCATTAATGGGATAATGACGATCCTCGGTGGCATTACCGTTAGCATCATTCGTCATGATGCCACGTCCGTTCACCTTGTCAAGGTCAGCTGAAGGTGAAGCATCAGCACGTGCAAACGAAACCGAATGAAGCCCATCCACCATATCAGCATTCAGATTGGCGCAGAGAGTCGTGGAGCTGACCTCGATGGGGGCTGTCCCCTGTGCAGCCTCCGACCTCAGCCGCTTGGCCGAGAAACGCCCCGTAGCCGAAAGCGAGGCAAGCCCCGCGGTGAAAGACCAATCACGATGGGCATTGAATGCAAGACCACCTCCTGCATCTCCTGTGACATAAACACCCGAAGTCGTATCGGGGTGGCAGAATGCGATGTTGGAGCGGATTTGCAACTGATTGGTGAACGATTTCAAGCCGGTGATAGACTGCGCTCCGGAAACGGTAACAACACCATCTGTAACAAGGCTTGCTATCCTATCTTTCAGTTCCACACCAAGCTTGGCCGAGAGTACGTAGCCTGAATCGGGGTCATAATCATCCCACTCATCGAGTCTGCCGTAGCTTATTCCACCGCCGCCACCGGACCCGCCACCTGATATGTCAGGAGAATAGCCTAACGCAGCCATACCCCCTACCGAGTAAAGACTGCGGTTCACTCTAATGCGGTCTACCCTAGCCAGCCCATCCTTGTTTGCCAAATCTCCCCATTCCAATGCAGACCCGTCAGCTGTCTCAGGTACGAACATTCGGTAAAGACCTTGCGTGAAGTTGATAAACGAGGTAATCGACTCGCTGATTGAGTCTGCAAGACCGGCAATCTTTACACCGTTACCGAGCGTGAGGGTGCCGGCCAAGTCCCAAGAGAGTTGTCCGTCTGAGAGGTAGCCGGTGCCGTCCATGCGAAACAGCGAGCGGGCACGTTTCGGATTGTCAGCATTACCTTCCACCTCACGGTCTATCATGTCACCGCCATACCATGCCGCTATGCTCCGGCCTTTCAGGTCTTTGTAAAAAATGCCGCTTATGCCGGAATAGGTAGTTTGCTTGTCTATGCCCTGGTTGTTGTCTCCGAGCTTTATAAGTTTCGTTAGCACGAGGCCGCCGGTTATAGAGGTGGTATCTTGGATGGCCGCTTTGAGGTAATCAAGATCGGCAATCTTTTTGCGCAACTCCTCGTCATTATAACCCGGTGCTATCTGCTTTATGTACTCCTCGATTGAGGAATCGCCGATAGTGGAACTGACAGATATACTACCTCGGATATTGAGCTTGCCGTTTATCCATTCGAGATACTCTTTTGTGTCACCTATAAAGAATCTCGGTTTGTCGCCATATGAGCCTGTCTGCCTGCCGGAAAAATAATATTCCGTGCCATCCTCATTCACGCAGTCAAGCCCCATTATGTAGCGGTCATAGCCACCTCCGACAACATCGCGCACCTTTACGAATCGGCGTTTGGGGTCAGAATAGTTGCCATACTGAATTATTACATCTCCCTGCTCGGGAACCCCGGCACCTCTGACTCCGGTGTCTGTGCGGTTGCCGGGAAGCGTTACAGCCGTATAGCCTTTGGTAAGGCGGATGAAGTTCAACCCGGTCTCCGTTATCCTGCGGCGATAATATTTCATTTGGGCGTTTTCGGGGGTGAACCTCTGGCAGAAGGCGATGTCGTCCACTTGGAAAAGATTGCCTACAGAACCGAGTTTCTGGTCAAAATAGCAGATATAGGAATCCTTGTCTTCCTCCACCTCGGTCACGGCCATCTGAGCCGCAGACTCCACTATCATGCCGGAGCGGGCCGACACTTGGTTTATGACGAGATTGTTAACCTCCATATCCTGCCTCACGGCCAACCTGTCAGTCTCCAGCACGCACGCGCCATTATCGTCTATATAGAATCCCCAACCGGCACCCCCTATAAGGCCACTGCGGAAATTGCCTGACGATATAGGGGCCTTGAACTTGGTGGGGGAAGCAGACTCCTCCTCAATGCCATCCTTGCGAAGATACAACATGTCGGCCACATTGCGCACAGCCTGCTCGATATTGGAGAGAGAACCCAACTGCCGTTGGAGAGACGAGACCTCCGATGTAAGCATAGACACGGGATTGACCGAAGTCTCATATGAGTCTGACAGTACAATCTCGACATCGGGGATAATATTGGCTTCCTTGTCGGTAGGCTCCTTGTAGTTATATGTGACTGACTGTATATAGAGAAGTTCATAGTCCCCATTGACGAGCCTCGGGTCTGCCAACCTCACCGAGTTGCCGATTCTAAGCGAATCGACAATAGCCCCTGGATTACCGCTGTTGTGAATGCGCACATTGTCAAGGCGGGCTACATATGTGGGGCGTATGTTGCACTTTTTGGCAAGTTCGTCCTTCTTCCAGTTGTCAAGACGTTTCTCGGCCTCCACCACATACATATGCGGCAAGTCTATGCCAAGGAACACAAACAAGTCTCCCGTAACCGCAAACCGCTGCGTGGAGGGAATGTATTTGCCCGTAGATTCGAGGTCCGCATCTGATTTCTGAAGAGTCAACCTCCATTCAGACTTGTAGCTCACATCGACACCTCCATGTAGATTTGCATCGTCGAGCGATGAAGCCACAGTGCCGTCGCGGAATCGGTAGATAGTCCGGGAATCATCGAAATGCACCCCACCCTTGACTATCTTGAACTCATAATCCTCGCTCGCCGCCAACGCGCCTGACACAAAGAGAAGCTTTGCCTCCTCCCCCTCAGAATTGCCCAGAATCGGTCCCCAGATGCGCTGCACATAATGTTCGTCAGACTCACCCGGTGTATGGGAGGAGTCCCAAACATTCTTTATCCATACATCGAAAGTCAATGCAAAAGGGTCGTCACCTGCGTAATGGTAACGGCTTTGCGAGACTTGGGGAGTCACTTTAAGGTCTTTCTTGGCATATGTGTTCTGCACCTTGATGTGGATTTCATAAGTCCACTTACCCGGAGGGATGCCTGACAGGGGATGCTCGGTGCCATCCGCGAGATTCACGGCTTTGCCTGTCACTTCCTGCACCACAAGCAGTTCCTTGTGGTCAAAGTCTATATCTTCTGTAACCTGCTTGAACTGCAAGGTGGACTTGCCATCCCAGCCATTGCCCGGCTCGGCCACAAGCTTCACCGTAGTCTTCTCGAACGTTGCATTGAGCGACACGCTGCCTAAATACAGGTTGCCGTGCGTACCTTCGGGTATGTCGATTATGCCCTTAATCTTATCATCGTTGATAAAAAATCTCTGACAGAGCTGCCGTGTGGAGAGAGTACAAACTCATGCACCCCACCATTTTTAGGTATGGTAACGGTAGGCCCGGTGACTCCCGATACGGAACTCTGCCCGAGTTCACGCAAGTCGTCCCCCTTGTAATCATCGGTAACGGGACGCTCCGCAAAGACACATTCGTTCACTCGCCCTACCCCATCAAGCTCGATACCCTGAATGGTGGGATATATCTCCTCATTGTTGTCGAGCGCACCCATCAGCTCCCCATAGCGAGCTATGGAGGAACCGGGCAATACGGCACGTCCGTTGCCCGAAGCGGCATATGCATCGGCAACAAAATCAGTAGGGTCAAATTTTTCATCATTATACCCACGGAGCCATGCCCATGGCGCATAAGCCTTGTCTGCCTTGTCGACCGTGAACATATGCTCCTCATAATCGTAGGGATATTGCGCAAGCAGCTCCTCCTTGTGCCTTTGCTTCCATCCCTGCACATATGAGCGGAATGTCGCACCGCGCAACTCGGTGAATGGAATATCGGCAAGCTGCGGAAGCCAATCGGGGTCACGGGAGAAACCCTTGTTGTTCTCGTCAAATTTCTTGAAATATCGGTAAGGCAGATTCTTTGAACCGCCTCTGCCATAGAGAATATTACGGATATTCTCGTCCTGCACCTGTCGTTCAATCTTGAGCAAGCCCCCTTCGAAACCGTAGCGCAATATATGGCTCACCTCGTCACTGCCGTAGCCTATGCGTATCACATAACGGTCTACGCCTCCAAGCGGTTCTATGCTCCACCGCACGGCATAGGTCTCGTACAGTTTGGAGAGCACATTCCATATCGTGCTGTTGGAAATCTCGATTGGGAGTTTATCGAGCGAATGTTTCCATCCCTCCGCATTGAAGTCCACGGTGATTTTGTAGTCAAACCAATACTTGCATACATTGGAAAGGTAGTCACAGAAATCAGCAAGATTGAGTTGCAACGGCACTATGAGCTTGTCGAACATCACTTGTCCGGCATTGGTGGATACGTAATCGAAGAAGAATTTCTGTTTCAACCAATATATCGCCCAATGCTGGAAAGTGAAATCATATGTGGCGCACAGCGATTCATTGTCTTTGACACCCTGTGGCTCTCTGAGCGGCATTATATACTTCTCCCCCCTGAATACAATCCACCAGTCTGAGGAAAAATCGGGTACAATGTCTCCATCTATGGCTATTTTGGCCGTAATGGTCTTGTCGCCCATGTCTACAAGCGACACGGTGGCCTGAGTCAGCGTCGCATATGACGGCATCCCGGATTCATCAATATCTCTAATCAAATCATAATGGGCATATGGCTCTATGGCTCAAAGGTTATCGGTTTTCAGTTGAAAATCACACTTGCGCGGATCTTTGACCCTTATCTTAAGTTCCACATCTGCAAAATCGGATAGTCCGGCTCTGTGGGCATATTGTGCTTCTTTGGGGACTGCAATCACTTCGGCTGTCCCAACTATCTTGCAACGGTTGTTGTAATTGTAGAAAGCTATCTCCTTCTTCCGCTTCACTGAGCTTTGGGGGATTTGCTCACGGACGGCATTGTTGAAAGCTGCTATCTTCTTGTTTATATTGTCAGTATCAGTTCCCTTTGCCTCAATGAGGAATCTGGCCGTATAGTCAAACGCCGCATCCACTGTGCGGCCGTCACGATGCTCACCCGGCTCCTCCGCATAGCTCGACACCGCATCTTCTTTCTCATCGGGGGCGGTGCGCTCGTCGGCATCCAAATATATGAAACCGAACGCTTCATAGAAGTCGCGCACTGCCCCGCTCTCTATCTGAATCGAAGACTTTATCATAGCAATTCTTCTTTATAGATTCTCAATCGTCCGGGAGTGTCGGTCGTGACTTTGCAGCCACCGAACACATATACCGGCACTTTGACATTTTCGGCCACGTTGATATGCAGCTCCGTGCCGTTGGCAAGATAAAGCATAGGTATAAGCGCATCTTTCACGTTCAACCCGGTGGTGATTTGCCCCCGGCAATTATGGAATATGTAGACAAGCCTGCCGTCAAGGCGTTGACCATGGAATGTACGCTCCACAAATATTCCACGACCGCTTACCCTATGCGCCAATTCGCGCAAGGTCTGCAACGATGGGTAGCCTCTCTCCATGCACCAATCAGGGTTTTGTATGTAATATTCCACAAGCCTGTCGAAGTCGCTCACACGCATATGCTCATATCCCTCTGAGCATATTCCATTATCACGTGCCAACGCCATTAGATTTTCTTTCAACTTGTCCATTGTCCCAATATATATACAATAATCAGCACTATCGCCTTTTATAATTCCTTATCGCCAAATTCCATATAAGATGGATAACAAAGGCTGCCACCGCTCCAATCAAGAAGCCGGAGAGAACTTTCTTGATGCGCTGCCAGGTGGTAGGCTTCCGCTCCACCTCGACAGTGATAGTCTTAGTCTTCGTCACCGTGACTTGTTGCTCCTCCTTCACCGTGTCATGCACTTCGCGGATGCGCTCGCGCCATCGCGTGCGGTAATCGCGCACCGTGTCGCCGTTGATGTAGATAA